AACGGAGCAGTTGATTCGAATAGAATCTATCAAGCTATCTACGTGGCGCAAGACTTACATATGGAGCAGTATCTTGGCTCTGACTTGTGGAATAAGATTAAAGATGATAGCGCAGATTCATCTATTACGGGTGTATACTTAACACTTCGAAATGATTACATACGCAAGGCGTTAGTATGGTTCGTGATGGTTGAATTACTACCTGCAATGTATTATCGAAATGATAATGGATCGTTGGTAAAACGCACGAGTGAAGATTCTGAAGTGATAGCACAAAGTGAACTAGATAGATTGATTGACGATGCACGTGGAAAGGCTTTGCACTACACGAAAAAAATGGTTGACTATCTTTGCCACAACAATAATTTATTCCCTGAATATTCATCTAGCACGTTCCCCGAAACGCAGCCAGTGAAGAATGTGTACGGGCGTGGTAAGATGGTGTTCAGCACAGGCAACAGTTTATCAACTAGAAATAATTATCCATATGACAACAACTACGACTGCAAATGGTGGAGGTAAGAAGACACGTGGCAAGGCACTTCGAAAACAAGTGGAAGCCAAACTTAAAAAGTTCATAGCAGATAAGAAAAAAGACTGATGCTATGAGAGATGATTCGCTATCCATATTTTATCCATATCTTGACATACTAAAAATGAAAATGCCGCTGCTCATAGCTATCAGTTGGAGCAGTATGGCTGCGTTTTTTAACACGTATGTGTTTGATGATTGGTCTTTCCTGATCTATCTTGTGATAATGATTTTCATTGATACGGTTCTAGGCATTTGGAAGGCTTGGAAGTATCACGTTTTAAGTAGTTCAAGATTCGGTGGAATGATTATTAAGAGTGTGCTTTATGCGTTCTTCTTGATAGTTGTCCACAATCTTACAAATTTCAGTACCAATGAAATAACTAAGTCTCTATTTTTGTGGGTAGAAGAATTGTGTTACGCAGCATTACTTGTTCGTGAAGCAATTTCAATCGTTGAAAATATTGGTGCTATAAAGCCTGATCTATTGCCGAAGTGGATATTGAAAAGGCTGAAATCTTTTGATGATAAAGGACAATTCCAAATAGAAAGCGAATGAGAACAATAACACATATCGTAGTTCATTGCTCAGCAACTGGACAAGATGCGAAGGTTGAAGCAATACAAAGATATTGGAAGGAGAAGTTAGGATGGAAGTCACCGGGTTACCATTACATCATTGAAGCAGATGGTAAAGAAACGCAGCTGCTAACTATTGCTCAACCTTCGAATGGTGTTAAAGGTTTCAATAAATCAATTATAAATGTTTGTTATATCGGTGGAGTAGATAAGTTAGGTAAGCCAATAGACAACAGAACTGATGCACAAAAGAAGCAACTGTACACACGATTGAAAGCATTAAAGACAATGTTTCCAAATGCAATAATTCAAGGTCATAAAGACTTTCCAAATGTGGCTAAAGCTTGTCCTTGTTTTGACGCGAAATCGGAATATAAAAATATCTAAGGGGCAGTTGTCCCTTTTCTTTTTTTACTTACTTACTTAATAATTACACAATGACAAACACTCCAAAATGGGAAGAAGTTTTCAAGATTGAAATTCAACTTGAAGGTGAGAAAATCACAGACTTCAAAAGAAGAATTGCAAAGAAGTACAACACTACTTTAGGCAATATTTCTTCTAAGTATCACAGACACGTTACCAACAAAAATAATCCGAAGAAGTTTGATGAATCAATACCAGTTGCTCATCACTTACCCAAGTCAGACACGAAAGAAAAAAGTATCATTGATATTGAAGGCAGAAAGGTTCTCGCGTTGTTCGATGTGCATATACCTTATCACGATATTAAAGCTTTGCATCTGGCAATCGACTACGGAGTAAAGCAGAACTGCGACACTATTTTATTGGGCGGTGACTTTATCGACTGTTACGAGATAAGTAGTTTTGAGAAGGACAGAACCAAGCGTTCATTTAGATCAGAGATTCAGTTGACTAAACAATTCTTTTCATTCCTGCGTTTCAAATTCCCAAAGGCACGGATATACGCGAAGATGGGTAACCACGAGGAACGATACGAGAGATACATCAGAAAGAACGCAAGTGCGCTAGATGGTATTGAAGATTTTGAATTGAGCAATCTACTAGGCTTTGACAAGTTTGGAATCGATATAATACACGGCAAACAGTTGGCACGAATAAACTCATTAGCGGTGGTACACGGTCACGAATTTGGCAAGTCAACATTCTCTCCAGTTAATGTCGCACGTGGTCTTTATATGAGGGCTAAATCAAGCGCAATCTGTGGACACTCGCACCAAACATCTGAGCATACTGAGAAGGATATTAACGGCAAATTAACTACGTGCTGGAGTGTTGGATGTCTTAGTGAATTGAATCCCGAATACGCACCATTTGCGAAATACAATCACGGGTTCGCAATCATAACAAAACGTGGTAGTGAAGGTTTCAACGTGCAGAACTTCAGAATACACGAAGGCAAAATACTATGATGATAGATTTGAACTTGAAGGTGCGCTATCGCATAGGCGATATTGTCTACTGTCGGTCAGATGTGGACAGTCGGTTACGTTTTGTAACTGGCTACATCATCCGCAAGCAAATGATAATATACATCGTGTCACTTGAAGGCAGCGAAGCCTACTTTTATGACTTCGAATTGATAAGTGAAAATGAGCAGTTGATGGGGTTAAATTGATTATTCCCAATCTTCCCAATCTTCCCAATCTTCCCAATCTTCCCAATCTTCCCAATTTTCACATGTTTATTATTATGTAAATTATCACACCTTCAAAAATGGCGATTGCCGACACGATAAATGTCCGCTTTCGCCATTTCTTTTTTCTATCAATCTCATCATTCAAGACCTTTGCTTGTTCGTCCATCTCAAGTTGTTTCTTTAGGTTATAAATGCTTTCCAAGTCTTCATTCTTTTGAGACTGGATGCCCGTAATCTCCACATACTTTTCAATGATGGCGTTCTTGTGGATCAGTATAGAATCTTGAATCTTTGCATAAGCCCACCAATATTCTAACGAATAGTAGCAAAGGTTGAATGCTTGGTCGTTATTTAGTTGGAGCGTATCTACCACTAAAGTATCTGCGCTCGAACTCGCGTTGATTGTTGGCGCGAATGATAGCATTAATACTATCATTTGAAGTAAGTATAACTTTCTCATTTTTGTAATAATTGTTTGTGATGATTGGTTTCTTAGATTCGTAATAGTACACGGTGTCGCGCATCATCTTGATGTCAATCAGTGCATCGTGAATCATTCGCTCCTGCTTCTCAAGTTTCTTCTCCAGCTTATTAATCTCGATTTGAAGTGGTGACAAATCTTCACGCTTTCGATTGGATAGCAAGATGAAAAAGATGGTCAGCAGGATAACTGATATGAATATGACAAGGTGTGTTTCGTTTATTTTTCTCATTCCTGACCTCCTTTGTATTTGATATTTTCAAGAAAGTGAAACATATGATTCGCCATCTCAAATACATCATCATAATTCATTCGTTCTGATGCAAGTTGTGCCTTGACTATTTCAGTAGCACATTGTAGTGCTAGTTGTCTATTGTTTATATTTTCAATCATTGTGTTAAGTTAAAAAAAATGGGCGCAAACTTAATTACGCCCACAGTTATTTAAGCGAAAGGTGTTAAACTAATTTTCTTTGTATTCAAATTAGCGTAAATCTCAAGTGTAAATTCTTTACCCGTCAATGGCAGGAAGTGAACGGTAAACTTGATGTGAGCAGGTTTCGAATAGTCAACATCAACTATTGAATTGATGTCAAGTTCAAATGCATATGCGTTGTCCTTAGTCATATACGCAGACTTCCAACACTCTCCAAGATTACCCGTACTATCAGCATCAGTCGCGAAGAACAGTGTCCTCATTTACGCCCATAATCTCCGCAATCTCGCTAACATCATATTCAAGAACGGTTGTCTTGCCATTTACTACCCAGTTGAATGTCCATTGATTCTTATTCTCGAAGTCATCAAACATAACTGATGCACCATCGCGCACAATAGTGACAAGCTTTTCATTCTCTGTGTGAGTTGTCCCATCGGGCAACTGCCAAGAAATCTCTGATCGGTAAAGCTGCCAGTGTCCACTCTCGTCTTGTCCCGTAACAACATAACCGAAGTCATTGATGTACATTGACACTAAGTTGAGCAGGTAAAATGGTGTCCCCACGTAAGTTGTTGAAGGCATAAAGCCATCCTTCCAAACGTATTTGGTCTGAGTCAAATATCTACCTGGCCATCTTGGATTAGGCACAAGTGTAGTTTCTTTGACTAGCTTACGGTTAAGCTTCAAGTCGTTAACTGTTCGTCTGTCAATCACAAAATTCTTTAGCTCGTCCCACATTTCGGGAGGGATGCCCATTGATTCTTTGTTAAATTCCATTTTAATTATTGTTTAATTATCTAACTGCATACTTTCCGTAGTTTGGATACAACTCAAAGTACATTCTCATCATCATCATATCAGCGAAGTCGGGAGAAAAGCCGTGTTTCTTTTTTATTTCTTCTTTGCCCGTCACCTGCTTCTTTCTCTCACGATCCATATTCGCAATTCGCACAACCTCCAGGTGTTTAATTATTTCAGTCTTGTACCGGTCAGCAGTGATAGTTATCTTGTTGCTATTAATCGATTCTCCTAACTTAAAATAACACTCCGCTTTTAAGTTCATATAGGTTTCGCTATCCACTGCACGACCTCCGTTGTTGAAGGACTGGCACTTTAATATACCGACTACTCCAATACCTAAACCATCAGCATCAACTACAATATTGCCAAGCTTTACGCTCCTTTCCTTCGCTAAAGTACGGATGAACTCAGCGACTTCATTTGGATATTTCTGTTCCATTACAAACACATCAACCAATGACAACCCACTCCACAATCCAATGATTGTTTTATCATTTCCAAGTGCTGCGATGTCGGCAGTTATAAACATTGTCGTGCCGTTTATCTCGTTCCTAAAGCAGCGAAGTAAGTCATCGTAGTAATACAATCTATCATTGCTTTCATCGTAGTCCCAATCACCATCTAAGAGTCTCTTTCTGTCAATCTCTGGAAGGCGTGACAACTTCTCAAGATACGCAGGTTCTAGGTTCGGGTTGTCAGTTGGTAAAGCTTTCACGAATGCTCTATCTTCTCGGAGCGTACCATTGCGATGGGCATCAAAGAAGTCAGAGTACAACCAACCTTTAGATGGGTTGCAGGATAACAATCCTTTTGGTATTCCGTTTATCAAGTTGTACCGCACACGCGAATCTAGAATGTCAATGGCACGTTTAGAAACCTCTGCTGATTCATCCACAAAGTAGTCGGTTATTTCTATTGATCCAAGTCTTGTGAACTCAGGATCAGATGGCATATATCCTAAGTCCATTAAGACTATCTGTGAACCATTGTAAAACTTTATGATGTGGTCTTGCCCGTTGTAGTTGTAGTGTGTACCGTGAACAAGTCCCATCTGATTAGCAATCGTCCAAAAGGTTGCCATCGTAGACTGACGAAGTCGTTTAAGTTCTGCACGACCAATCAAACCGCGAGTGTTTGCATATTTTAATCTGCGATTAATCTGCCAAGAGCAACCTAGAAATGTTTTACCACCACCTGCACTACCGCCATACAAGACTGTCTCAGTCACCAAGTTTGCAGGTGAAAGGAGCGTGAGTGCTTCGTCTTGGCGAGTAGTGTAGTTCGGAATGTACATAGCGCAAAGTTAAGCGTTTATAACGTGGTAAATTTCTTTCGCTTTTAAGTATGCGTTTCGTGCTTCTTGCTCGGTGTTAAACAATCCAAGATGTTTAGTCTTTCCATTAATTCGAATGACACCGCAAAATTTATTTGATGATTTATTCCAATAATAACCTTTGGCATTTGTTCGATTCCAATGATTTTGCTGATTAGAGACATCACGCAAATTATCAATTTTGTTATTACTTCTGTCTCCATCTATATGGTCTACTTGATTAATTGGCAAAGATCCATAGTGAAGAAACCAAGCTAATCTGTGACTACGTATAAAAAATGGTTTGGTTGCATAATAGACACGGCATTCAATATAGCCATATCTGTCTTTATTTGTAATCACCTTGCCATACACACCTTTAATTTCTCCGCTTACTGGACAATAAGTAAATCCCTTTTCTTTCGCCAGTTGGCATTTTTCTAGTTCAGTCATTGTTATTTGTGTTTGGTTAAATAGTTTACATACATTATTACTTTCATTTCTCTTGCAATACTATTCGTGTACTGCTCTTTCATACGGGGGTTGTTCATTATTCTTTCAAGCTTAGTCTTGCCGATTTCCTGCTGATCGTGAACGATTCTTTTTGCTCTTTGCTTGAATGCTAACCACTCCGCATCTGTCCAATATTCGTCAGTAACTAGACCAGTCTTGTATAGATTCTCCAACATCACAAAGCCCATCAATTCCGCAGCCATAAATACACCTTGCTTCGCGTTCTCAATGTCTTTCTTTAAGGCTTCATTGAACCAACTGATTGAATCATTAGCTGATTCTAGTTGTCGTGCAGGTTCAATATAGTTCACGTTTACCTCATTCCATTTTTTCATCGCGTCCATTCGCAGCTGGTAGTATTCACTCAGGACACTACCGACATAAGTAGCATCAAACGATTTAAACGATGTTAGCTTGTTAGCTAACTTACTCGCAGCATTGAACTCAAAGGCTAACTTGAAGTCAACCGTAGTACACCAAGAGAAGTTATCAGAAACAAACGAGTGCAGTTGTTGGATAGGTTCGATTCTATCGGGCTGCGCGATGCCGTGAAAAACAAGCTGCGCATAGTATTCGACTGCGAAGTCCTTTCCACTAATCAATGCGATTAGTGGTGCTTCTTTTGCTGC